ACCATACCAGCCGCATCACGGATGCTTGGCGTAAAACTCTCAACAGAACAATCGTCCCGCTTCTTTATTCTTGCAACCGTGACATTTATTGGTTTGCCAGCTTCTGCCACAATCTTAAAGTTCTCAGGCGACCATTCAATGATTGCGCGGTCAAACCAACCAAACTTATCGGCAAGTGTATAACTGCCGCCTAAAGCGGCAACGGTAGCGGCAACGGCTCCAATTGCTTTGGTAATGTCAATCATTTCACGCCCAACTCCATGCAATCATGTACGTGCCAAAGATGACGAAGGCCACCATACAGGCCGCCGCAATCAATGCTTCAGCCCAGTCTCTCATGGTTATAACGCCTGTATTTGAGCTTGAATAGCTTGTAACTGAGCAAGCAATTCTTCTTTAGTTGGCTCTGCGGGGGTCACAGTTGGCTCTGGCTCAGGAGGAGGCGCAAAGTTAGTGCCGTCAAATGTCCAACCAGAACGTACTTCTTCAGGCACTTCTATAAATTGTGACGCATAGTGTTCGCCAAACACAGACTCAGGGCGAACCATAATTGAATCGTAAACAACACCGTTGTTAATGTAAGCAAATCTCATATCTGCACCTTATGCGTAAATTAAAACAATTGCCGCGCCACCTGTGCCGCCAGTATTACCCGAGCTTGAAAATGCTCCACCACCGCCCCCCGCATAAACAGGAGATCCGCCAATAGCGGAATTACTAGAAGCCGCAGCAGCGCCCCCGCCACCACCTCCAAATACCGACCCTCCACCAACAGCAAAAGAACTTGTTGATGCCGCAGTAGCCCCGCCACCGCCACCACCAATACCGCCAGACCCGCCAGCAGCTATGCTACTTGTACTTCCTACATAAGCTCCTCCACCACCTCCTCCGGGGCCTGCTCCATTAGCTGCCGCTGTAGCACCAGCAGCCGCAAAAATAACATAGGCAGTACCCGCAGCATTAAGGGGGGCAAGTAGTGGGTCAGTGAAAGCATTTGCTAGTGAGCGACCAATACCTCCGGAATTGCCCGTACCATTACCAGTAGCGGCTGCGCCAGAGCCTCCTCCCGCATTAACGCCAGCCCCGCCAGCACCGCCACCGCCAGCCGTACTCCCCGTACCGCCAGCACCGCCCCATCCGCCACCGCCACCAGCAGCGCCACCCCCCGGACTTCCTGCGGTTCCAGCACCCAACGGAGATGCGGAAGATCCGCCGCCCCCTGCCCCAGAAGTACTATTGCCCGCAGATCCCCCTGTAAACGCACCGCCGTTAGTTACGCTTACGTCTTTGCTTGCCGACCCACCTGCGCCACCCGTAGAAGTACTAGCGTTAGTACCATTGTTGGCTGTGAAATATGTTGTAGCGCCTAATGAAAATGTAGCCACACCAGAGGAAATAGTTGCTGTATAAACTTGTCCAGCAGTTACAGCTAAATCTCCAAATGCACAACCACCGCCACCACCACCAGCCGCTCCTGTAACATTCCTAGCCGCACCATTACCACCAGCACCAAACGCATAAACACGAATAGATGTAATGCCCGCAGGTACGGTATATGAACCTGTTGATGTGATAGCTGTCCATGTTTTTGTAGTGCTAGGGATGGCCGCCCATGTAGGCGCACTGCTACCCGCCGAAGTCAGCACCTGACCTGAAAGCCCCGCTCCTGTGTATGCGTTAGCAGTACCCGTGCCATACGCCACACCGCCAGCCGTGGGGGTAGCAGTTGAATTTGTTCCGCCGGAGCCAATAGGCAGAGGATTGGTCAGCGTTGTAACCAAGCCCGTACTAATAGACAACGCAGTTGAGCCGTTGGACTGCAATGCCAAAACACCGCTGGTGTCGGCAGTCGTTTTGACCCCTGAAGAGCCGGATACTACGCCGTTATCCGCGTTAATGCTTGATGCCATGTGTTACCCCAGTGCGTTAATTTTTGCTGTGAGAGCCTGCAACTCGGCAAGCAGTTGTTCTTTGGTTGGTGTCGGCGCAACAGGTGGTACATACGCCGCATCACGGGCTTCTAACTCAGCTATTTCTGCGGGTGTTAAATCAACCCGAACGCCGTTAATCATTTGGTGAGTGTATTGGCTCATGATGAAATTCCGTAAAGAGAAGCTGTTCCAGAGGTGATGTTACCGGTAGAAAACTGTAGTCTTATTGCAGTAATTGCCGCGCCGCCGCTTGCTACGTTTGCCCAACTTGTCCCTGCGCCAACTGAGCCTGTGCTACTAATCTGCCAATTTGACATAAAAGAAACTTGCCCCAAAGCTGTCATACCGTTAATTGCACAGAAACCTGACAATCGCAACGAAGTTGCACTTCCATAATTTACAAGATAACCTGCGGCTCGCCCAGAACCCCCGTCGCCTGTAGGCGCTGCCCCCTGACCACGTATAGTACAGTCGGTATAGTTAGAAGAAATATACGTTGGCCCGGCTCCAGTCCCAAAATTAAAATTCAATGTTGAGGGTGTGCCTGAAGAGAGTAGATTGTTAAATAGCATTACGTATTGGTTATAACCAGACAACCCCGACCAAATCAAACTTGAAGAGTTGGATGCTGTTTGTGTGCTAATTAAAGTCATTGCACCTGTTGCAGGTGTAGCAAAGCTCAACGCGCCCAATCCGTTGGTTTGGAGAACCTGATTGGCTGAACCGTCTGATGCAGGGAGCGTATAAGGGCGAAATGTAGGCGCTCCAGTACCACCCGAAACAACTGGTTGACCAGATGGGCCCGCCGCAGAAAAACCCGTTGCCCCAGCACCTGATTGATAAGGCACAGCCCCCGCCACACCACCCGCTAAGTTAGTGGCTGTAGTTGCAGTGGTTGCCGAGCCAGCAGAGAGCGCAGATTGTGCAGTCCAAATAGGCGCAGAAGAACCATTGCTTAACAAAACTTGATTGGGGCTACCAGCCGCTGTGTTTGCATACGTTGTCCCGTCGCCGTACGTTATGCCGCCAGCCGTGGGTGTGTTGTTACCTGTGATTACTACTGCCATGATTTACTCCTGCGTTAGCGGGTATTTTGTGAGCAGTTCAAAAGCCTGCTCAGGGGTTATATCTTGTGATGCTACATCATCTACGGTACTGCCGTCACGTATTGCGTGAATGCAGCAGAAAATTGTATTGGGTTCTTTGGCGATAAACTGATGCACCACGCCCTTGGGTGTCACGATTAAATGAGGGGCGGTAAAGTCCTGCTCACCATTGTCGTGCTTCATCGTGACTGCGCCAGCCGCCAACAAGGTAATGTGGTCAAACTGATGGGCGTGGCCTTGATGTGTATCACCAACGTTGATAAATTGGTGCATTTTGACAAACACGTTGTCAACAAGTTTGAGGTCTGTTATTGGGTTAGACACGGGTTACTCCAATGGTAGTTGCAGCTTGCGCGGCTTCAAGTGCGGCGTTTCGCCAAATGCAAGTGGCTTCGTCTAATGTCCATCCATCACCTTCTGGCTGTGGTGCAATAAAAGCATTACGGGTTTGGTCATAGGTGTAGCCAATACCAGCAAAGTTCTTTCGTAGTTTGCCGTTGTAACTTGTTTGAATCCAGCGACCACCTAACAAGTTTTGGCAAAATTCAATACCTTTTGTTTCTTGCTCAACACCATCAACAAGAAGTTCGTTGTTATAAACAACGATGACTTGCGTTACCACATTGTTTTCGTCTAATTGTGCAAAGTGTGCCATTATTGAAATCTCCAACGAATAACAACACGGCCCGAACTGCCGTTTCCTCCGTTATTAAAAGTACCATAAGCACCTCCACCGCCACCACCCAAATTAGCTGTTCCAGATACGCCAGCAGCATTAGCAGTGCCGCCACCCCGACCGCCACCACCAGTACCACCTGCACCGCCAACTGTGGCTGCACTACTAGCACCGCCGCCACCACCTGCATAAGTTATTGATGAGCCAGAAAGTGAAGACGCTGTTCCGTTACCGCCAACTCCGCCAATTCCGCTTGAGGCTGCCGCACCAGTTGCGCTTGCTCCACCACCACCACCGCCACCACGAAGTGAAAATTTAGTGCCAGTCCAAACACCATTTCCTCCAGCATTTCCTTGCCCAGAAGTCCCAGCACCTCCCGTTCCATCTGACCCGCCTGTCGTGCCAGTAGCACCGCCACCGCCCGACCCTCCAGATAAACCATTAGTATTGGTGCTTCCGCTACTTCCACCTCCGCCACCGCCAGTAGTTGTAACCAGCGCACCTATAGATGAAGCTGTTCCGCTAGAACCCCTGCTAGCAGTAGATGTTGACCCAGCACCACCACCACCCACAGTAACTGTATAACTTGTTGCAGTTACAGACAAACTTGGTGTGGTTGTTGTACCTTCAATTTTTAACCCACCTGCGCCACCACCACCTGCGTTTTCTCTTCCCCCGCCACCGCCACCAGCAACAGCTATATAAGAAACTTTTGATCCATATAAAGAATCAACACCAAGCGTATTTACAGTAAATGTGCCAGTTGCGTTAAATGTTGCAACTTTGTAATTTCCGTCTGTAGTAACAGTTGCGCCAGAAGTTGTGACATCCATATAAGGAATGCCAAACGACCTTTGATTCTGAAAGACAGCTTGCAAAGCACCACTCATGTCAAACCGCTCCCGCTGATGAGCCATGTTGTTGAAGTCATCTTAATGGCTGTAGCTGAACCATATTGAGCCAAACTGCGTGAGCCTGTAGTACCCGCAGAAGACAAGTACATGGTGTCTGTAGTGATTGCAATCGTCACCACTTGGCTGGTCATGTTAATAAATGTAAGTGCTGTACCAATAGGATAAGCTACAGAACCATTTGCAGGGATTGTGAATGTCCTTGCGTTTGCATCGGTTGATGGGTGAAAAATTACTTTCCCTGAGTCTGCCAATACTGCCGTATATGCTGTGCTTTGACTATTAAAAGGAATGTTTCTAAAACCGACAGCGTCTGTGCCGTCTACTGTGCAATTACTTAACGTTCCAGAAGCAGGTGTATTGCCAGACGAACCAAAAGAAGGCGATGAACCCACGCCAATAGCACCCAAAGTATTCAGTGTGACTGAAGCTGTAGTGCCGTTAACTTGGAACTGTAACGTGCCGTCGGTATTGCCCGTGCTGGATAGCGCGGTTGTGGTTGTGGTTCCTGCTGCAATGATACTCATATAACTACCCACCTTTGTCCTGATGATACTGTAACGGTGTAGGTATCCGCAATTGTGATCGGCCCTACGGAAAATGCGTTTGAACCCACTGGTAACGTATAGCTTGCACTGACTGTCGTTGTGTTGACCAAGAGAGCACCCGTGGCGTTTGCTGGGGTTGTGGGATCTTCCCAAGTCGGTGCAGCCGCACCATGTGCAGTCAGTACTTTACCCTCTAAGCCCGCCGCTGTATATGCGTGAGCAGTGCCAGTTCCGTATCCAACACCGCCAAGTGTGGGAGTGGCATTAGAGTTTGTACCGCCTGAAGCAATAGCCAGAGGTGTAGAAGTCAGTGTCAGAGAAGCCGCAGACAGGTTAGTTGCTGTCAGCGTAGTGCCGTTCCAAGTCAGACCAGCGGAACCTGCCAACTCACCGTTATCGTTGAACTGAACCTGTGTGTTTGAACCGCCGGGATCGCCGCCGCCTACACGCTCAAAATCGTTAAGAGTAGTGTTCCAAGCCACCATAGCTTGCTGACCCGCTCTAACCGTTACACCCGTAGTAAAAGTAGCAGGGCCACCACGGAGCACAATAGATTGTGTACCGCCTGTGTTGTTAAAAATAACATACACCTTGCTTCGTTTGGGGGCGTTGATGTAGCGTGTGGTTGTGCCGGAGGCTGTCCAGTTTAGAACTGCTGCACGTGCTTGGTTAGCCGCGCCATCTGTGTCGGTCAGTGTGACGTCTGCATCCGTGCTAAGAGTTACTGTGCCCGCAATTGCTGAATCCAGCAGGGACGTGATTGAATCATTAACTGTATAGCCCCAAAGACCGGCCAAGTCACCCGTTGTAGGTAACGCCAGTCCTAGGTTCGTTGTGTAATCTACGACAGCCATATTTATTCCTTAAACAACCAGCCAACGCTGACCGCTGCCTACAGTAACAGTTACGCCAGAACCCACAGTCACAGGCCCAACGCTGATTGCATTTTTGTTTGCTGGGAAAGTGTAGTTGTTGCTGATGACAATATCATTTAAAGACACAGGCGCTTCTTGCGCCACAGTACCCCAAGCAAAAGCAGAACCGTTCCAGTACAAATACGTGCTTGACGTTGTGGGTGCAGCAGCAAAGTTTGTTACTCCCGCACTTGTTTGATAAAGCAGTTGATTAGCCGCTCCGCCCGCTACATTTGTAGCAGTTGTTGCAGTGGTTGCGTTACCTGATAAAGCCGCAGTGATTGTCCCCGCAGAGAAGTCACCAGAGGCATCCCGTGCCACCACTTTGGAAGCTGTGTTTGCAGAAGTTGCATCCACTGTCCACGTTTGAGCCGCAGAGCCGTTGAAAGCCGTGCCCGTCAAATACGTACCGGCAGTTAGTGAGTTAGCTACCGATCCAGCTTGGCCAGAGATAGCCCCAGTCACCGCAGAGCCGTTGATGGCAATACTTGTATCCGTCACGCCTGTAATCTGGCCTTGGGCATTAACAGCAAACACAGGAACCTGAGAAGCCGAACCGTATGTGGCGGCTGTTACCGTGGTATTAGCAATGTTGAATGTGTAGGTAGGAGACTCGTTTAAACCTGTACCAGCCGTGTAAGTAATCGGCGCAGAGAACTGCTGGAACACGATTGCTGTTGTACCAACCACAATAGGTGGAGGAGTCTGCTGTACCCAAGCGGTATTTGCATTGGCCGTACCGCTAGTAACCAAGAAGAAGTCACCCTCATCAATCTGGTCAACGCCCGATCCCGCAGTATCAAAATCTGTAGCGCGGGTCAGAATATATGGTGTGCTAACAGTGCCAACCTGCGTTACAACATAAACACCGTTATTTGCCTGCGTAACTTCGTTCTTAACAAGTACCCGATTGTTGACTACGGTAACTGTTGAATCTACGGACAAAATACCATTAGCGTTGGCTGTAAGCGTTGCCCCTACCCCAGATGTCCCGTTGTTATAGGTGTTTGCTGGCAGGGCTGCGGTAGTAGCCAACTCCACTGCTTCATGAAAGTGAATACCGGACGCAATAGCGTCAGCATACTGTTTGTTAACAATGTCTGTATTGCTAGTTGGGGCCGTGGAAATCGTACCAGACGTAAGATTTGCAGTTGTAATATTGGCCGTGGTCGCGTTGATTGTATTGAACTCGTACTGCACCAAAACGCTGCCTGCGCTGTCAAGCCAAACCGCCCGTTCAGATGGGTATGTTACAAACACGTCCTTGGGATTGGCCGCAAAACTTACAAGCGACCCAGCATTACTTGAGGACAAAACAGTCGTACGAGAAAGCGTCGTGCCAGATGCCGTGTAAGTACCAATACCTACTTCCCATGCGCCTGTGGCATTGTCTGCAATAGCGTAATAAGTACTGTTGCCATCACCCACTGCGGCAAAAGATTGGAAGCCTGTTACTGCACCAGCAAGCGTCAGTGTGCCTGTCCCTGCCGTTATGGACGTTTCTTTGACCCGATCTTTTAGTACTAACGCCATTTTTTATCCTTACGATGGGATGTTCGTCCAACCGGGGGTTTGTTCATCGTTTATGGTTGTCCAACCGCTGCCTTGAACATTGTTGATATTTTGCCAGTTTGGAGTCTGGCTGTCATCAATTACCGCCCAAATAACTAAATTTCCAACTGTCAAAGTAAGTTGAATACCAGTAGGGCGTGCATTGACCGATTTGACCCTTAATACAGTTGCTGTTCCAACCGCGCTTTCAGCAACAGTAGCGCCAAAAATAGTCTTAACCAAATACTCGTCTGTAGCTGTTGCGCCTTCAGCTAGTGCTGCATTGACAAACTTAGCCGTAGTAAATTGGTCAAACACCAGCCCCATTTCTTCAATGGCTGCTGCAAAATCCGCTTGGGAAATATATGAATCTGCTCCAGTAGCTGCTTCTGCAATAGCCCCCAAAAGTGTAGCTACAGCACTGTTGGCATCTGAAGCCGTAGCGGATTCCGCACGGGCTACATTAAAGATGTTGTTGATGGTGTTGACCGTGTCAGTGCCTGTAGCTATCTCATTTTGAGATACAAACATGTTGGCAATAACAGACTGCGTAGCTGCTGCGGCGGCAAGTTCGGCTTCAGTTCCCGCAAAAGTAGTAAGTATAGACTGAACGTTATTTGCTACTGCGGCTTCAGAAATGTCGACACCAAACGTAGCCCCGCCTAATGAGGCGAAGGGAGACTGCGCAAATGTTACATCTCCGAACACCGCTCTACCTATCAGGCAGCGTCAAGGGAGAACTGATACGTTACGTTCAATGTATCGCCACTGGCCACGGACTTATCACCACCAGTGAAGTCACCGGCAGAGAACAACACGCCAGAGTTGTCCGTCGTAGACGCCAAGAATGCGCCAGCAATCGTAGCCGTGCCTGTAATGCTAAAAGCAGATGGCGAAGCTGAGTTGCTAACCACAGAAGGATCGGCAGTTGTTGGTGTACCGAATGTCACAGTTTTGCGGCTACCTGTGTAGTCAGTGTTTTCTGTCCAACCAGCGTGAGAAGCCAGAGTATCGCCAGCGGCGTAAGTTGTGCCAGAGCCGGGGCCAGTCACCAAACCTAAGTACCAAACCGCCGTGTAACCGGAGGCCTTGAAGTACTTGTCGTTCATGTCTTGCAGGCCTTGGTTGACAACCAAGTTGTGGAAGGTGTCAGACCACTTCTCAACCCCGTCTGGGCCTACGCAAGTAACGGTGTAAATACCGCCCGCAGAAGCAGAATCACCGCTTTTGGGGAATGTCAGTAACCCAGCAGATACAACGTCTTGGGCTTTGCTTTTTTCTGTACTCATGATGCGTCCTTAAGAGATACGAACGATGGCATTGTTTGCATCGGGGGTTGGGAAAATAACGGTAAAAGTATCATTATCTGTTGTTAAATTGGCTTGGAAATCAAGTACCGCAACCGATTTGTTTGATTTACTTGAGTTATAAATCAACGCACCACGTGCTGTAAATGATGAATTAGGCCAATCCGAGTTTTGAAACGAGAAATAAGCCGTAGGAACACCGGTTGAATTGTTTGTAGCAACAGGAGACACAGATATTGTCAGCGTGTTCCCCCCGGTCGTATACCCACTTCCATTGGCAACTTGACCAGTAAGCCCTACATCATATGCAGTTGTGGCGTAGCCAATTGAGGCAAGCGATGTGTACAAAGCAATCTTAAATGTGTCAGGCGACGTCGGGCCAAAGTTGTGGACTGCTTGAAACAGTTCAACTTTAAAGCTGGTGGTTGCCGTCTGAACGATTGCCATTATGTAATCCTGATCAAAGCGGTTTCGGGATCATTTGTTGGCAACTGGATAATAAATTCTTGGCCAAGCATAGTCTGGTCAATACCAAAGTTCAACACCCCTACCGACTTATTGCTCTTTGAAGAGTTGTAGATCAGTGCGCCGCGTGTTGCAAACGTGGACCCGGGCCATGCAGGGTTGGTAAAACTGACATACGCAATACCCAAATCCAAGTTGACGGTGACATTCAGCAAGATTTGCCCCGGTGCGGTGTACCCTGTTCCAGATACCTCACCCACGCTGGTGTATACGGTCGTAGTGGGACCCAGCACTGCTGATGAAGTGTAGAGTGCAATCTTAAAAACATCTGTCTCAAAATCATGCACACCAAGAAGCAACTGCTCCTTAAAACTGTCGGTAAGTCCTGCTGTAATCATGCGTTATCTCACCGGTAGTTTGACTTGACCATCGCGATAAGCATCGCCACGTTGCTTGCCATCGCCCAAATTCTTCAAGAGCATCAGCGCCTCTTTGTACTTTGTATCGTACAACACCAACATGTCTTGCTCGCCCTTCATGAACGTGTAAGCCTCAACCAAGCAGCCATATAGCAACGCTGAGTCAAAGTTATCGCCAAGCCAAGAAGTTTCCGCATCTACGATAGATGGTGGATAGTAGTAATAGTGCAACTCCGCTGCATATGCAATGTCTGGAGTAGGTCCAACAATTAAGGACAACTCATTGACATCATTGGACTGTGGGCCAAAGATGGCATAGTACTTTGGCTTGGCCGTATCTCTTGGATTAGGATAGACCTCACGAATGAAGTTCACATCTTTGTTCAAAAGATACAGATAATCGCCTTGGAAGGTGATTGTGGAATTGACTGCCCCGCTGTTTGCAACATCCAACGTGATAGTTGTTCCGTTGATCGATGCCACTACAGCACCTGTACCAATATTGGTACCATACACAGCTTGCCCAACTTCAATGTTCGTAGCACTGCTCACCACAATCGTGAACGCAGCAGCAGATCCTGTTGCAGAAGTGCTGGCCGAAGAATAAATGGCCAAGGAATATGTAGACAAAAAATCTTCAGGGCAAGACAAGTATTTGTTGCCAATTGCCAGTGCGCCCGTGACGTTCTTACGTAAGTTAGAAATTTGAACCGAATTGTAAATTCGCTGCTCTGCTTGACGCGTAAACGTGTCCAAGTTACCAGTGGTAAACCCCTGATTCTCCGTGTACGCAATGATCGCAGCTTTTAATTCCGTGTATGTCATATGATGCTCGTTTTGACCGGTGAAAGCACCGCAGCAGCCCACAAAGGCTTTGCATAAGGCATCGGCATCATCCCAATACTCGCAAACGAAGTATCAGCCGTGAACCCGACGTAGACGGTAACCGCAAGTCTACTCTCTGGGCGGGGCTGATGCAAGGCCTGTGGCTCATTTATCGTGCGTTTTGGCTCCAACTGTGGATGCTTGGGCTCATAGCACTCAGGACAAACTTTAAAGCCTGTCCATTCCTT